CATCATGCCATACATATAAACAGGCTCCAATTGCAGAACCCGCATCAGATGGTGAGTAGGGAATCCATACATTCTTAATACCACAATGTTTTTTTATTTTACCATTAGCAGTTCCATTATATGCACATCCTCCACCTAATACTAAATTTGAATTATCAGAATAACTGCATGAATTATTAATGATGTAATATAAACACCGCTCATACCACCTTTGTAAAGCAGCTGCTAAATCCATGTGATGTTGTTCTAATTTAGATTCAGGTTCGCGTGGTTCAAATCCTATCAGTTTAATTAAATCCAATGTAAACATATCTGTATTAGAATATTCCCATGTGAAATACTTCTGATTTATATTAACTAAATTAACCGTATCCAAAGATGCGAATGTATCAAATAATTCGTTATATTTTGAAGAATCTCCGTATGGAGCCAATCCCATTACTTTATATTCACCACTATTTGGTTTAAATCCTAAATATGAAGTTATAGTTGAATATACTAACCCCAATGAATTTGGGAATTTTACTGTTTTAATTTCATTAATACCATTTGAATTACATTCCGCAATTGAGATAGTATCCCATTCACCGACTCCATCAATTGAAATTCCAATAGCTTCATCAAACGGTGATGTGTAAAAAGATAAAGCTAAATGAGATAAATGATGTTTTGTAAATGTAATTACACTATCATACCCAATAGTATCTTTTATATATTGTTTTAAATTTCCCTCTGTTGCTTTAAATTCTTTTTTAAATTTATTCCAAGTTTTGAAATATTTAATCCATCTTTTTCCTAATGTTTTACTAACTCTGTCATATTTGATATTTGGTACTTCATACCAACAAAGGATATCAACTTCATCTATTGTAATTTGAGCGTGTGATAAACATGCTTCTATAGCTTTTAATGGAAACGAATTATCATGTTTTATACCAGATAATTTTTCTTCTTCTATTGCAAATACTACCTTACCATCTATAAGCAATGCAGCTGCTGAATCGTGGTAAAATGCGGATATTCCTAATTGAATCATAATATTAAATTTTTATATCACCATCTCTTTCAAACTCATTATATAGTTCCATTTGTCTTTCTCTCATCTTATTAACAACTTTAGTAATATAATGAGTTGGGTGACCGGTCATCTCTCTAATAAGTAGATAAAGAGATTTTTTATTGAAATTTTCTATGTATTCTGCTCTTCTAAATAATTCTAAAACCGAATCTGCTATTTGTAAATCTCGTTTTTTAGGAAAGAAATTTTCTAAATGTTTATCCCAATAATTCAACATTACTACATTAAAAGTTCTATGGTCATCATTACGGACTTCTTCTGTAAAATTATTTTCAGTATCCCAATGGTCTGGCATTGCAGACATTATATCTGTATCTTTATATCTTTTATAATTTGCGTTATTATTTAAAATCAAATAATTTCTCGCAACAATTGTGAAATAAGAAAAGGCTTTACCTTTTCCATTTTTATACATGTGAATTTTTTCAATCATAAAAGCAACAACTTCACACATCACATCTTGTGGGTCATCATCAAAATATGAAAACTTCCATTTGTTGTAAACTATTTCTGCTAGTTTATCAAATGCAGGCTTAATTCTATCCCTATATAATAAATCTTTAATACGTTGATTATCCGATAGGTTGTATTCTATAATTGCATCTTCAGTATCTTTTGTGAAGTATTGTTTGCTTTTTGCTTTTCTTGGCATTTTAATTGAATTGTTTGAATCTTTCGATAGTTTCTTTTATTTGATAAAATATAGAACCTACTTCATCATCCTTCTCAAACATCTGACGATTATCAATCTGTCTTAATGCCTCCAGTAATGCTTGGTTTCTTTGAGTTTCTATTTCTATAAACTCTTCGTATTTTTCTAATTTTTTTAATATATTCCTAATCACATATAGTGAAGTTAGTAATAATGCGATTAATATTATTCCAAATGCTTCCATATTATACTATTTCATATCCTTGTAAAAAATAATTATTTGCTTTTTTGTATTTAACCTCAACTAATTCACCTGCTGGTGATTTCATTACAATTTTGTCATTTCTACCATAATTGTTTTTCTTTGTGATAGTTGTGGAATAAATTCTATCTTTAATAGTTATCCCATCTAAATGGTCAATTTCATGTTGTACAATAACTGTCATCATTGTTTCCATTGAAACTCTTTCATCTACTTTATCTCCTTCTGGATTAATTTCAAATTCTAATTCTCCCAAATTATCAGTTTGAACTTTAATTTTACAAGACCTAATAGTTCGTAATGGTTTTTCAATTGTTTTTGGAATAGATAAACATCCTTCATAAAAAAGAAACCCTTCTTTAGACCGGTCTGTAATAACTGGATTTACTAAAAATAGTTCTCTACTATCTTCTTCGTCACCAAATTTAATATAACAGGCTCTTTTTTTAATTCCTAATTGAGTTGCCGAAATACCTAAACCTGGATAATTTTTTAATCCATCTTTCAAAGTTTGTTCTAATTCATCCGCTTCAATAGCAGTAAATTCTGTTTTGGGAACGCGTGTTAACAAAAACTCGCTAAATTCGTTAGATTGTAATCCGTTTGATGCTTTGTCTGTAATTAATTTCATATTTTTATTTATTTTTTAATCCGTATTTTATAAATTTATACCATACTCTTTCATGAATATAGTATTGAACTGGTTTATATACTAATTCTACAACTCCAAATGCAGCTCCTATCTGAATTGAACCACTTATCCACCACATTATTAAAAACCCTATGATGGTACTTAAAACACGATATGAGATGGCTTTAGCAATATGTCTTTTACGCTCTACTATCATATTAATGTTTTATTTATTTTTTTATTAAAATCATAAAAAAATACCATACTATATCGTTCACCTTCTAAAACAGGATTTACTCTATGTTTAATGGTTTTATCGGTTATAATACTTAAATATTTTTTTGGTTTTAATTTTTCTTTCTTTTTATTTTCCGGTTCAATATATTCATATTCTCCTCCTGTAAATTCATCATTTAGATACATTAGAAATGTTATATCCGATGCGTCTTGGTGAAATTCATCGTTTCTATTCGTTTGGTTTGTTATTTTATTAATCCAAGCCATTTGAAACGTAATTTTAGTTTTTAGTTTTTCATTTAAATAATTATTTATCTTTATAATAATTGATTTCATATCTTCATCAACATTTGAGATATATTGTCTTACATAATAGTTTCTAGATTTTTCATTTAATTCAGTAGGAGTATCATCAACTTTAAACGATACACATCTTTTTTTTAAAATTTTTTTTTCTTTTAAACTAAATAAATTTATATTATCTTCTATTAGTATCATTATCCTTTGGTTTCATCATAGGTAATAGTTCCATTTGGTGTCATACGGCCTGTTCTAATAGCAGTTCCACTAATTGCTGCTACATCGGTTGGTGGTTCATGATATATTACATCATATCCTACACCTCTACCATAGTTTACTGATTCAATATCAGGAATAATAGATATATGAATTTGATTCCAATTTTCTTGAAAGAATGGTTCTTTTGTTAATTCAATCATTACCTGTTGGGCAGTTTTTGGGTTGTTTTCATCTACATCCACATCTCTAATTGCCACCCAAACATTCTTTCCCTTTTCAAGTTGTTGATTGATTAACCATTCATGTCCTTTGTGCCAATTCTGCCATCTTCCGATGTATAGTGCGTACTTTTTCATAACATTGTTTTTATAAATGGTAATATTGCTAATTCTTTTCCTTTTGCTTCAACCATAATGTCCACATCCAACTCGTATGTATTGGGGAGGGTATTAATATACACCGAATGGGCTTGTGGTTTTTCTTTTGGATTGTTTTCATGTAATGCTTTTGATTCTGAATAATGAACTTCTTGTATAATGCCTTTTGGCCAAGTTGTGGCAGCAAGTTTAAGAGCTTCTTCTTCGGTTAACCCACCTGTGCAAAATTGATGATGATGATAATCAAATACGATTGGAATACCTGTTCGTTCGTAGATATACATCAAATCTTTTACTGAATACATAGAAGCCTTATCATCATTCTCCAATGTCAATCGTTTTTGTACGCTTGGAGAGAGTCTTTTGAAGTTTGTAATCAATCTATCCATTGCCGCTTGTTTATCTCCGTAGACCCCATTACAATGGATATTAATATTGTTGTAATGGGTTTTAGATAACCCCATAAGGTCAAATATCTTACCATGTAATTCTAAATCAGCAAAAGTTTTCTGAATAACTTCTTCGTTGGGTGAAGGTAGCACATTGAATGGGCCAGGATGAGAATTAATACGGATATTATGGAATTTGGCAAAATCACCTGCTTTCTTTAACTCCGATTTAATTTCTTTGTAATCTTTTAGTTGGGTTAAATCCAAACCATCACCCCACGGAATAATAGCGGATGATAAACGAAAAAAATTGATATTATGGATACGATTCCATTCCAATATCTTAATAATATCTTTGGCATTTGCTAACGCCAACTCCGAAACGTAATCCAAGCCTTTGGCATTGAATGTTTTCTTCACCATTGAACGATTTGTGGTAACCTTGTTACCCATCGACATATTAATACACGCATATCCTATATTCATACTTTAAATATAAGAAAAATATTTCGTATTTACAAGCGGTTAGTAAGTTTTGATGTTTTCTTCTTCGTTACGGAATTTAGCCAAATCCCTAACACTTCCTTTTTTGGTGTTTAACCAATAATTTACAGCTTTTGGATTATTTATCCACAATTTACGATTATTCCATGGAAATTCTGGATGCATGTATTCTTCCCATTTTAAATTTGAAGTTTCTTCTTCCTCTTCTTGAATTTTTTCAATGTTAGAAGCAGTTTCGTCAACTACATCCTCTGTTTTATCACCATAAATTTCATATAACCCCAATTTTTCATCATTTTCTATCATTTCAACTAATTTTTCTTTTTGTTGGAGTTTTTTGTTAGAAATTAAACCATTAAATGCGATAATTAGAGCAACTGCGAGAGGGTCGAACACTATTACAATCAAAAATATGAAGAATTTTACAACATTTTTCAATTCTATGCCAAATGCTTCAGCTACGAATCTAAATCCACCTACTTCTTTCTCTAAATCTAGGTTAGCAATCTTAATTTGATTGATTTTTTCTGTTTCAGTTGCGTTTTCTGCTTGTAAATTAGAAATTTTATCGTTAATTTTACTAATTTCCTTATCTCTAGCATCAATTGAGCGGATAAGACGAGAATTTACCGTACCGCCATCTAATATTTTACCCTGATTGGTGTTAAATTCGGTAATTTGAGTAGAAAGTTGAGTAATTTGTTCTGTGTTTTGGTCAATTTTTGTTTGATGGACCTCAATTTCTCTATCTACCTGTTGTAATTGTAGTGACTGTGATTGAAATGCGTTTGAAAGGTATCCAAAAATACCTGCGGAAGTGATTAACATTAATAATCCAACAGATAAAGTTAAATACCATTTGTTGAATCCTTTAATGTTATCCCATTCTTGTTTGAGATATGTTGCAGCAACCAATTTAGCTAACTCTAAAGAGGAAGCCATTACTATAACTGATGTAGATGCTCCCGCAAAGAGAACACCTAAACCAGTTACAGAGAAATAAGCCGCACATCCGGCTACAATAATAGCAGATAATCCTACTAATACTTTTAGCCAATTCATATTATCGATTGATTCTAGCTAACTCTCCTACACGTTCTATTAATGCTCGGGCGTCTGCTAATGTAGTATGTGCTTCAGATGGTGATAAATTCTGTGCACCTGAAATTCCATTTTGTAAAATTCTCAATTTACCATCAATGGCCTCTAATAAGTTTTTTATTTTTTCGTCGTATATCATACTAATAAGTATTTTTAAATAAAAAAAGGTGATAAGTTATTCTTACCACCCATAAATATAGAAAAAATATTTGAATTAATCAACCGTAATTGAAATTGATTTAGACTTTCTTTCTTCTTTTTTATCAATTGTTAAAATAAGTAATCCATTAGAGAATTTAGCTTTAGTTTTAGTTCCATCATAATCTTTACTTACCGTAAAGGTAACATCAATATCCTGAACCAATGAAGAGCTTCCTTCTTCTTTTTTTGCTTTAATTTTAATTTTGTCATCTGTAACATCTAATTTAATGTTTTTAGCATCATGTCCTAAAACATTTAAAGTTAGTTGTTGTTGACCATCTTCCAATTGGGATACATCATAATCCGCTACAAATGAAGCATAATCTGATGAAGTAGTAGTCCATTTTGGAGAATCAAATAAATTTAGTAGTTTTGTTAAGTCTGTAGTGTACATAATTTTTTGTTTAAGTTTTTTAAATAATTTAAACTGATACTATCCATTTATATACCAATCAAATTATTATGACAAAGTGTCAGTATTCCTTAAAAAAAGTATGACACTTTGTCTGTATTATTTAGATTTAATGTAATTTTGTCTTTCAATAATAGTACTCATGTGGTCTGCCCAATGCATTATGTACTGAATATTTGATTTAAGATATTTGGATAAATCAAATGTTTTATAATATTTTACATTATCTTCATCATACATTCCATCTGTAAGTTTAATACCAAAATATTCATTTTCATTATACTGAATGCCATACCTATTAAGTAAGAAAAAAGTTCTATCAGTAATAGCCATATAAGAGTTCTTACTATTTCTAGTGTATACTTCACCTTTATTTTTTACATGCCAATCTGATTCATTAGGTGAGTAATGTAATTCTTCTTTAGTTCCTAATTTTCCTAAATCATGATGTAGTGCTACAAATATTAATTCTTCATCTGTAAAATCAGGCACACCACCTTGTGATACAAATACATTTTTCATAGCAATTGCATTCTTACAAACATTAAAAATGTGGTCAATATAACCACCGGGATATGCATTATGAAAATTTAAATTACCTGAAGCTGGTGATATCATAAGGTTACCACCTAATTCTGATTCAGAGTACATATAAAGGAGTTTTTCTAATCTTTCTCCTGTGAAGTACTTTTCTAGGA